ATAAAAAATAAAGTTATTGCTAAAGCAGGGGACAGCCAAGAAACAGAAGATATTATAGAGATTGTAGACGTAATTCAAAAAAATGTAAGAAAACAAAATTCTTTAATGTACAATAAATTTAAAGAAGTAGAGGATCAGTACAGTGATTTTGATAAGTCTCCTTTTGGTGACCTTATAGGCAGCTACGAAGCTTTAATTCCAAAAGTTAGACGTCTTGGGGTCGAGGTAGATCCATTAGAGATAAGTAGAATTACTGAAGCAGGTAAAGCAAAAGACATAGATATTTTTAGAAGACTACAATTACAAAAATCACAAGGCTTCGAAACTAAGTATGGAAATTACGGTGAGTATAGAATTAAGGGTGGTGATGAGTATTTTGAAAATGTAGTGTATTATCCTAAAGAATTACCTATGGGTCAGAAACTAAGTAGTGGTTTTAATAGACACTATAACAGTGGTGAGAAAAAAATACCTAATCAGATTTATCATGTAAGAGGTAGTATTAGAAGTGGGGGTAATGAGAATCAAAAAGTTATGATGCTTGATGAGATACAATCTGACTACCACCAAAAACTAAGAAAGATTAATCCAACAAGGGATAAAGTACAAAATGCTTTTGGTTCAGAGATAGAATTCTTTTCTGCAAATAGAAAGCTTGAAAAAATGGTTGATGAAATGAAAACAATTTCAGCTAAAGGGATTAAAGCGACTAGAGAAGACCAAGCGAGATTTAATACATTAAATAGTGAATTTAGAGAAATGAGATCTAACTCACTTAACTTATCTAATATAACAAACAGAGAAGCTCAAGACGGGATTCCTTTTTTACCTCTTTACGGAAAAGAGAACTGGGGTGCACATGCTCTTAAAAATCAAATTAAAGATGCAGCGGACAGGGGTGTGGATTGGGTAGCCATCTCACCTGTTGAATACTTACACCATGCAAAAAGAACTAAGTATTTAGGGGACATAGAATTTTACGGAACAAGAACAGGTAAAGCAGGTTTTAAAGGATATGGCGGTAGACAAGGAGTAGTTAGAAAAGATGCTAACGATAATGAAGTTCCAATACAAGGTTTTACAGATCCTAAAAAGAAAGCAACTCTACCTGCAGCAATGGATAAAATAGCTAGGGAATATGGTTCAGAAGTTAAAACAATACCGGTTGCAAAGTCAGATCCTAATAAACCTTTTAAAGTTGTACAACAAGTAGATACTAAAAAAGAATTTGGTCTTAATCCAGACAAATCAAGAACTCAACATAAAGCTGCTTTTAAAACTGAACAAGAAGCTCAGTATTATGCAGGACGTTATAACGGAGAGGTTGAGAAGATAATGGAAGGTGATCCTAGGTTATATTTTGATGCTTACGCTATTAGAGTTAATAAAGAAATGGTGGATAAGCCTTTTAAAGCCTATAACACGGGTGGACTAGTCGTAAATATATTTGCATGATATTATAAACCTGTTATAACAATAGGAGATATATCATGGCAAGCAAAAAACTTAAAAAATTTCTAGCAGCAGGTGTCGCAGCTTATGCGGGATCTAAAATGCTAGGGCAGAAAAAAGAAATGGATGCCTACCTTAAAACTGAAGGTGGCGACAAATCAATGATGAGCGGAATTGCAAAGAAAAAAGGCTTTAAAGAAAAAGTAATGGATGCAGTTAACGTTTATAGAAAAAAAGGACTTAACACAGGTCCAGGACCAAACAAAAGTTCTAGTCCAGCTGATGTATTAGGTGGAATGACTGGTTTTGGTTTAGGTGAAATGGACGGGGCTAAATATGGTAAAATGATTAAAGCTAGTAACGGTGTTATGGTTGAATCAAGAGGAAACAAACTAGCAAGAAGTAAACCAACTAAGATTTGTTAAATGGCTGAAGTAGAGAAACAAAATGAACTTCCTGAAGAAGAAGAAGTAACAGAAGAAGTTGACGTAGAAGTTGAAGGTGGAGAGGAAGAAATTCCTCAAGAAGAAGAAGAAACCGAAGAAGACTTTTATAGAAACTTAGCTGAAGAGATGGATGACCGAACACTAGGTCGAATCTCTGCTGAACTTATTCAAGATTATAAAAGAGATAAAGTTTCAAGATCGGATTGGGAACAGGCTTACACTAGTGGTTTAGATTTACTTGGGTTTAAGTATGTAAATAATACTAGACCATTTCAAGGTGCAAGTGGTGTTACCCACCCGCTCTTATCAGAAGCTGTTACACAATTTCAAGCACAAGCTTATAAAGAATTATTACCAAGTGATGGCCCTGTAAGAACAGCTGTCATTGGAGCAGACACACCAGAAACACAACAACAAGCAGAACGTGTAAAAGATTTCATGAACTATATGTTAATGGAGGAGATGGAAGAGTACACTCCAGACACGGATCAGATGTTATTCTATTTACCATTAGCAGGGTCTGCATTTAAAAAGATTTACTACGACGAGATTAAACAAAGAGCAGTATCAAAATTTGTACCTGCAGAGGATTTAATTGTTCCTTACTACGCAACTGATTTAAAAGATTGCGAAAGAATTACACACGTTGTTAAGATGTCAGAGAATACTGTTCTTAAACAACAAAAAGCTGGATTCTATAGAGATGTAGAATTAATAGCAAAACAAGCTGAGCAAAACCCTGTACAAGATAAACTAAATGAACTTGAAGGTGTTAAGCCTGCAGGAGAAAAAGAATACCAATACAATATTTTAGAAATGCATATTGATTTGAACATAAATCAGTTTGAAACAGAAGATGCAGAAAAAGAAGTTAAGCTTCCATACATTGTTTCAATTGATGAAGGTTCAGGGGAAGTATTATCTATTTATAGAAACTACAACCAAGATGATGACTTATCAGCAAGAAGAGAATATTTTGTTCACTATAAGTTTTTACCGGGTCTAGGTTTCTATGGTTTTGGTTTAATTCATATGATTGGCGGCTTATCTAGATCTGCTACTCAAGCATTAAGACAATTATTAGATGCGGGTACTCTAGCGAACTTACCTGCTGGATTTAAATCTAGAGGAATAAGAATTAGAGATGATGACCAACCTTTTCAACCCGGAGAGTTCAGAGATGTTGATGCGCCAGGCGGAAATATTAAAGATCAGTTTCAAATTTTACCTTTTAAAGAGCCAAGTGGAACTTTATTTCAACTTTTAGGCTTTGTAGTACAAGCAGGACAAAGATTTGCATCGATTGCAGACATGCAAGTTGGTGATGGAAACCAACAAGCAGCTGTTGGGACTACAGTTGCTCTCTTGGAGCGTGGTTCTCGTGTCATGAGTGCTATTCACAAGCGTTGTTACTACGGAATGAGACAAGAATTTAGACTTTTAGCAAAAGTTTTTGCTGATTACTTACCTCCGGTGTATCCATACGCAGTTACAAACGCAGATAGGTTTGTAAAATTAAAAGATTTTGACGACAGGGTAGATGTAATACCTGTTGCAGACCCAAATATTTTTTCTATGACACAAAGAGTAACTTTAGCGAACGAGAATTTAAAAATTGCAGTATCAAATCCACAAATGCATAATTTAAGAGAGGCTTACAGAAGAGTTTACGAAGCTTTAGGTACAAAACACATTGATGCATTATTAAAACCAGAAGTTCAACCTAAACCTGAGGATCCGGCAACTGAAAATGCTAAAGCATTACAAACACAACTACTAAAAGCGTTTCCTCAACAAGATCATGAGTCGCATATGGCAGCCCATAGAGCGTTTATGGCTACGAGAATGGTTCAAATAAACCCAATGGTGTATGCATTACTTCAAGGACATATTTCAGACCATATTGCGTTACAAGCTCATGGAGAAGTAGGTAACTTAGTACAAGAATCCCCAGAGATGCAACAACAAGCACAAATGGATCCTGAAGGATTTAAAGTGCAGTTTGATTCTATGGTTGCAAAAAGAATTGCTGAGATAACTACAGCTTTAGCTCAAGAAGAAGCAGGTGGGCAAAAAGAAGATCCATTAGTTGCCTTGAAACAAAGAGAATTAGATTTAAGAGCTATGGACATGCAAAGAAAAGCACAAGAAAATGTAGAATCTGAAGAAAGAAAAGCTGGAGAGTTTGACGAAAGAATAGATCTTGATAAAATGAAGTTAGAATCTTCAGAAGATCAAGCAGAAGAAAGAATTAGAATTGCAGAAGAAAAAATTGACTTAAACAGAGAGAAACAGAATGAAAGTAAACAACAAAAGAGTTAGAAAATTTAGAGGTGGTGGTGCTGACATGGGTGACCCAGGAAGAGCTCAAGAAAGAGCTGATAGGGGTTATGGATCTACTGCTGGAGTAGACAGAAGTGCGGTAGGACCTGGTTCAAATTACGCAAATAACGTAGCGGCTCAAACATCTAAAACAACTAAGACAGGAAATGCAACAGCTAAAACATTTAACCCGGTTACAACAGGATTAAATTTAGCAGGTTCATTAATAGGTAAAGTTCCTGGTGTAGGTTATGCGGTTCAAGGAATTACAGCATTAGGTAAAGGTTTACAAAAATCAACAAGAACTAAAACTGCAAGAGGTGAAACTATTTTTGGTAATGTTAAAACAGGGAATGCAGGAATGCCTATTACAAGAGATTATTATAGAACAGAAGGTACACCTTTAGATGTAACGAGTCCAAAAGGAACTCAATATATGAAAGACGCTGGATTTTTAAAAGGACCAAAACCTACAACTGATGGCGGCGGTGGAGAGGACAATAGAAAAAGTTTATGTCCAGATGGAACTAATCCTCCATGTAAATTACCAGCAACTCAAATTAAAAATCCTGTTTCAACACCTAATACTTTTTTAAGTGGTTTTAAAGCATACGATGATGGTGGTGAAGTTATAATATCCTCTAACGTAGATAAAAGTTTACTATGATAAAAAATAAAAGACTTACAACAACTGTAGCTCCTAAAAAAGGACCTAACTCACAAGTACCACCTATTAAATTAAATGATGGTGGAATGGGTTGTGGTTGTGATGTATGCATGCAAGAAAATTCAAGAGGCGTTAAAGGAATTCAAGTAAAAGGTTTTAATTTTCAAGGAGTAAGATAATGTTAAAAAAAATATGGAAGTTTATAGTTGATTCAGTAACCCCTAGCAGACAAGAACAGGTTGCTGTTAAATCACATTGTAATAAACATGATAAATATAAAAAAGGTTGTCCAACTTGTAGGTTATTAAATGCCAAGTAGTACAGCAAAAAAAGTTTTAGCAAATAATCCAGAGAAGCAAATACTTTTTGA